GTCCTCTCTAGATGGAAAGAAGGTTTCCGATTAAGGAAAGAGCTTCTTTATACCCATCACCTACCGTCCGTACTTAGTACGGCGGTGCCCACCTTAGTTTGGTGTAGACGACTAAGGGACGTCCGTAACGTTCCAAGTGCTTCGCATCAAAATAGGGATCGCTCCCCCTCTTGAGAAAGAACTTCATCAAGGCGCCGTAGTCCTCTAGAGGATCGCGACGAAGCTTGGTTGACACAACGTTTCCCTTCACAAGGAAACGATGCAATTTGTCATCCCAGCCCTGGACTTCGTACTGAATAACGTGCGAATTCCAACCGAGAACGGAAGAGTTTTTCGAAACGTAGGGGACGGTAGCAAGTCGTCCGACTACGGAACGCACATAGGTGGCGGCGCGCCAGTAGCCAGCATTGTATAGCTGGTTTCCTAGCGAAACGGCACTAATGAGCTCTTCGGAGTCACGGTGTGAAGATGGCAACTCCCTGCGTACGTAAACCGGTGTAACCGGAGTACCATCGTAGGCGTCCAGACCACAAGACTCGCGGAACTTTCCGTTCCAAAAAGACTTACGGTCGTTTACTCGAAGATTAAACCATTCGAGCTCACTCTTCACAGCTTGCACATATTCTACGGGAACTATGATATCATCCCCGTAGACACGCACACTCCTTTTCACATTAAGCAGTGAATTAGGAGTTAGACGGGACCCTTCAGCTCTAAGTATTGCGCTCAAAGCAATGGTATAGAAAACCATAGCCTCGATCGGGAAACAAAGAGCTGACCCCATAGACGCGAACCGGGAGAGGTTATGAATACCTTTTCCTGGTACTTCCGCACGAGTCGAGCGGCAGGCGAAGACCATCGACCTAAAGGTTGGTTGACGCTCTAGCATCTGCCAGACAAGGCGGGATGAAACGCGGTCCGAAGCATCCTTAAGATCGATCGTTGCGAAACGACCGTCTTTTGAGGAGCTAAGGGCCAGCTTCTGGTTCTCGGTTTGATCCGAGAAGTTTACCGATCCACTAGTGAATCGGTAAGATTCCAGACGCTTTACCAGAATTTCCAGAAGAGCTTGCTGTGTGTATTGCACACATGCGGGCTCTATCGCAATGATTCTGGGGCCTTTCAGCGTTTTAGGAACGGTAACAACCCTTACAGGTTGTTCTTGTTCCGGGGAGACAAACTGGACGCCAGCTAACTCGTCAATGTATCCCGAATTAGGGATAACAAAGTCAGCAGCTGGAAACCAGTGATCAAGTCGCTGGTGCCATGTTCGCAGAGAAAATCTTCCATTAGCAGGAAGACGTTCTGCAGTTGCACCAGGTCCATGCTTCGGAAGAACTCTTCCAGCGTCGACTCTAAGAGAGTCAGCTGTGAAGAGAGAACCCCAGAGGAGAGCAGACACTTCTGAGAAGTGACTGAGTTCAACTGGAGTTTTACCGACGAAGACCGGAACAACGGAAGTGTCACCACCTCCGCTGTCAGAAGGTCCATCCAAAGCAGAGTCTCCTTTTCGAGACTCTTCTGAGGAGGCATAGGCATCTGAAGCTGCTCTATCATTATCCGGACTAGAAGTCCAGAAGTGTTCAAGAGAGGCCTCAAACGCGGCGACTGACCTGTCAGTCTCGAGGTAGGAATCAAAGGCTTTCCTTTCACGTTCTTTGGAACATGGAAGTAGAACCTTCTTGTTAAGCAGGCAGACCTGTCGGACTGCATGCACGGCAAGGTGATTCACTTCCTTGAGCAGGGTACCATCACTAGCGTCGAACACCTGACTGAGCAAACCTCGCAAAAACGCGGGGAGCGCCCCATGTCTCTTAAAACCAAAGAAACATGTAGAGTCAACCAAACCCTTCTCAAGACAACTCTCGAAGTCTTGACAAAAGGATGGAAGAGAAATCGTGACAAACGATATCCCTTCGTGTTCGACACGTCTCGTGACTGTTTCAAAGTCACGGGTGGTGCTAGTGCTACACCATGTACCTGCATCTGCAAGTACACACTCAAGTAATCGCATAAGGCTTTTCATGCTTACTCCTAATCTGATGATTGGGGGCTCAAGCATCCATAGCCATGTGCGACCCTAGCAGCCTTCATACAGAAGGAGTACAGCCATGGCCAAGAAAGAAGGCCATGACAACGACTCCCGGTATGAGTCCTAGACCGAGAATGAATAGGATTTCGATGATCCTCATTGAGGTATCTCCGAAGTTACGATTCACCACCGATCATGGACGTCACCTTGGCACCGCTCGAAGCAGTGAGATACGCGGTAAGCGCATCAGTAACTTGCTTGATCTCGACGTTCGTCAGCCCAGTGATGGGATGATCAATGACGAGATATGCAGACATCGAAACCTTCTGGTTCGTTGCAGGCACGAGCGGATCGGCCACGATCTTGGAATAGTCCAAGCGCGCGGTCCGACGAGTCCTCTTGCCGTATTGATGGGCAAAGGACAGTTTAACAGATCCATCATCTTTCTGATAGGTGGAAGTGTTGACGCCACGGGCAATGGCAGGTAGCGATTGAGCTACAGCATTGATAGTGACTGATTGAGGGTCGGCCAGCATGGCACGATTCCTTGATTTAGGAGGTTTCCCCACACACACAATGTGAAAGGGGCATTTCCTAACGACTATCGGCTCACGCCAAGAGCAGCTAGGATGGCGAGTTGTTTCGGAGAGAATCCCGTAAACGACACGCCAAATCCATAAGGGCTGGCTACCATGCGCTGTTTTACTTCGTCATAGACGAAGCAAGACGCAGTGAACGGAGGCGAATTCTTCAACTGCCCCCGGATCACGGTACTTGTTGAGGAGAGTGATTTCCCCATTATGTACGCGTAATCAGCCACAAGGCGATCGGTCTGGTCGTTGACCAGATTCTGGATCATTGGACCTATTGGTACAATCCAGTCGATCAGCCAGGACCACGGCATCAATTCCCAGATTAGTGACACATCTGTGGGGTCTACCCCATAGAGAATACGTTGCAACTGGTATTTCTCGCGATCCGGAATGGGTCCTAAACCGTGCTCACGGAAAGGATCCAAATGGTAACGAAATCTACCAGAGAACCAGAACTCTAGAGATAGAGATGTGGTTACATCTTGAGTATAGATGCCAGTGAAGATCTGCGTAGCCAAGGCAGGACGAAGCATTGCCCCTGGAATGGAGCTTTGCGTGTGCACCTCGGTCGCAGTCTCAGTCAATGACACGCGACCCTTACGTCGAACCGGCCGCCCGTTATCTCTAGCGAGCTGCTTAAGGTTCTTATCGAAATCAAGCGTGGCTTTCACCAACGCCATGATATCTTGAACGTAAGGTTTGATCCCAAATTGATAACCCAGGTAACCGGAGCCAGCATAACGCAAAGCGTCATGACCAGGTATTCCAGTACGAGTCGCATGACGGAGAGTTTGCAACGGGTGTCGCAAAACTCTTCCTATCTCGCGAATCTCCTGAATCATTTTAGGACTGATAGGTAGTCCACCTATCGCGCGTAACTCACCTAACGCCTGCCCAGTATTTACCTGGGTAGCTGTGGGCTTCCACTTGTTCCAACCCTCGATCCCTTTACCGCGCAATAGCGGCGTAGAGATTAGAGAGGGAACAGAACTCGGAGCAGGTAGACCAAGCGGAGCATTCTTGGGAACTAGGTTCCCACGAAAGTCCCACCAGGATCCTACATGCGACGGGTTAGAGCTTGCATATTGGATGTAAGCCGGAGCCACCTGAGAAGCCCTTCTTTGGACTGAGAAAGGTCCGCCGAAGTCGCGTTTTCCATAGTATTGGAGATAGCGTTTTTCCCATTTCGACAACTTGTGTGGTCGATTTGCGAAAATGTGCTTTTCAGAGGTGAGTTTTTCGACTATATAGCCGACGTCATAGAAGCCAGTTAGATCCGAAGTCGTCGTAACGCCGTTTCCGACGGTATAACGATACGAAGGTTTCTGACCTCCTCTAATACGAAAGCTAACAGTCATTGACTAAAGTCCCTTATGGAGGAAAGAAGGAATCCGGATTTCTAACGAACCGGTGTTCCTGACCTACTTGAGTAGGCTGGAGGAGTTGTGAGGACAAAGCAGAGCTACCCACTCTGCCCACACAACGTACCAACTTGGTTGGTAACTCCAAGGTGTTGCACTTAAGCATGGAGCCCCCTAGGGGGC